TGATTCATTTGGGTTTACTATTATAGACGAAGTGCATCATATATCGAGTGAGACATTTTCAAATGCTTTGTTTAAAGTAGTAACAAAATATATGCTTGGATTATCAGCTACAATGAATAGAAAAGACGGAACAACAAATGTGTTTAAAATGTTTTTAGGTAACGTAATACACAAAGCTGAACGTAAAAATGAAATAGATGTAGAAATACGTGCAGTCACATATAAAACAAATGACGAAGAATTTAATGAAACAATATTAGATTATAAAGGACAAGCTCAAATAAGTTCAATGATAAGTAAATTATGTACTTACAATAGACGTACAGAATTTATTATAAAATTATTAACTGATTTTATAAGCGACGAAGATGTAAATGAACATGATTACAAAAAAAATAAAGAATTAATGGATAAGAATAAGCCTCAATGTGAAATGTGTAATTCAAATAATAATTATTTGCTAAAAAATACATGTTGCAATTGTGTTAAGTATTGTTTGTTATGTTTAGATAAAATAAAGCCTATAATAAAAGTAACGGTTACTAAAACTGGTCAAGAACGAAAGGTTACTGAACGTCCAAAATGTCCACATTGTAAAAAAGTGTTAAAATATGAGCAATATTATATTGAAAATCCTCATGTAAAACCATTGGAAAAGTGTCAAACAATAGTGCTTTCACATAATTTGAATATATTGGAATACATTTATAATAAATTTGTTTGTAAAAATTTGGCTTCAGTGGGTTATTATGTTGGCGGAATGAGTGAACAAGAATTGAAAATATCTGAAACAAAACAAGTTGTATTAGCTACATATTCAATGGCATCTGAAGGTTTAGATATTCCAACAATGAATGCTGAATTTTTAATAACACCTAAAACAGATGTAGTTCAAACAGTTGGTCGTGTATTAAGAGCAAAGCATAAATATTGTGACCCGATTATATATGATATAGTGGATAGTCATGATACATTTCAGAAGCAGTGGTTGAAGCGTAAGAAGTTTTACAAGACGCAAAATTATAAGATAATAAAAACTGATAGTTATAATTATAATATAAATGTAGATAATTGGAAGGTAGACTATGACCCAAATGCAAATGGAAATAAAATGAAGTCTGCATGTAGTAGTGAAGCAAAATTGAATTCATTTGTAATTAAAAAATGCAATGGTAGTAGAAATTTAACAGAAAAAAGTATTACGTCAGATAGTGATGAAGAATGTAAATCAGAGGAAGAAAATGAAGATGAAGATGAAAATTCAAAAGTAGGAATAGGAAAATGTTTACTTAAGTTCAAAAAGTAAATATATTATGAAAAGTACTTAAAGAGTCTTTAAGTTGCAAAAAATAATATATTAATTTTTGATTTGAGAAATAGTTACTTTTTTGGATAAATTGGAAACAATTTTATTTAAGTTTTTGTTAGTTTCTTCTTTAGTTGTTCCGCACATTGAGTTTGAAATAATATGTAAAAATGTATCATTTTTTCTAGAATCTGCTTCTGAACAACCAGGATATTTTTCTTTCCAAATATTTATGTTTTGAATATTTTTATGCGCTACTTCTTTAATTGCTTTTATTAAAATAGGTTTTTCATTTGATTCTTTACTCCATACGTCTTCATTTTTGATATACATTATTTCACGTTTTAAGTCAGAACAATGAAATGGTCTTTCAGAAACCTCCATTTTACTTAATTTATTTAGTATAATATTACTAATACCTTCTGCGTATCCAACACGACCTACATTTTCTAAATCTTCTAATGTAGGTTGAATAGAATTAACAAAATCACTAATATTCATAGCATTTTTACATGTTTCATTTAGAAAAATCTGCAAGTTAAATGTTTTGTTATTATTATTATTATGAGAATTAATATTATTTGTGTTAATATTATTAATTCCATTTTCAATAACCTTAAATAACATTGATTTTATTTCTGTATTATCTTTAATCATTGACATAAAGAAATCCTTATCAATTGTAATGAAATTATTATTGACACTATTTGTATTTGTATTTGTATTTGTATTAGAACAATAAGTAGAATCTAAATTGTCTTCAGTATTTGGACATTTTTTTCTATGTTTCCATAATCCTGACTTATTTTTGTATGTTGCATTACAGTTTATACAATTGTGACCATGTTTTGCAGTGATTGCTTGTTTTGCTGGAAATTGCTGGAAAAAGTTTCCATTGGTTTCCAAAACATGTTTACGTGTCAACAAATGTTCTTTATAATTAGATTTCTTATTGGTTCTGAAGTCACAATAAATGCACTCAAAAATAGAGCTGGAAAAAGCTGGATTTTCGGTTTCCATTGGTTTCCTAAAATAGGACAATATTAAAAATGTCCAAAAAAAAAGCAAAAAATTATCGTCACGTATTTAACAATAGGTTTTCACTTTTGTGACGAGGTCGGTCTTAAATGGGCTTTTTTCTGGAAAATCTTTTAGGTTTTGAAAAATGGACATTTTTAAAAATGTCCAAAATTGAAAACCTAAAAAAAGTCTTAGAAAATATTTGTTACTGAAAGTTACTACCAGTATGCGTTGTAGGTTCTCTTACTGATTATGCTAAGGATTTTATAAATTAAAAATTATGAAATAATTTCAGTGTATTCTTTAAGTTCGTTTATAATATATATTTGAAACATACTTAAAGAACCACATTTTCCAAAAGTTGCCTTACATTTTTCACATATTCTTGGCAACTATACGAATACCATTGATGCCCACATGGCAAACAATTTTGCGCCCCGTTTTTTAACAACAATGCAAACATTAAGTCCATTTTTGATTGTTTGTAATCTACTAATTTTACATTGTTTTGTATACACTGATTTACATGTAATATAATGATTAACTTATCAAGACAATCACATGATACAGATTTGAAATGTATGCTAAAATTTACATTGTCAAAATCATTTTCTGTCCAAGTTCTTTTACAATCATCCAGCACACATTTTTCTAAATTGTACTTTTCACACATAATAAACATATTATTATATACTTTTAATATGTTTATTTACATTATTTTTACACCATATTTACATGTTAAATATTAATACAAATAATTAATTGTTTAATACCAACCCTTACTAGGTGTTCCCATTCCTGCACCAGATTTACCATATGAATTCAATGCATTGTGGTTCAAATTATCAATTGCATTATTAGACACATTACTGACAGGAGGTGGGTTAGCCATGCCAACTAAAGAAGGGCTTAATTTTCCACCTAAAGAATAAATATTATCAACAGGCATATTATTTTGATATTGAGAGTGACCACCCTTTTGACTGCGACTTCGGCTTCTTTTATTGCTGCGTTTAGCAGTTCTTTTATTGCTGCGTTTCACAAATTTAGAACGCACTCGACTCTTTAAATAACTAATACGACTTCTAGACATCTTATATTTCCTTGATATTTTATTTATTTTTTTTCTATTTATTTTACCGCCTTTTTGACAACCAGGAATATAAGACGCAGCTGCTTGAACATTGGATAAAGGTTCAGGCAAAACTCTTGGATTATTTGGTACCTGATTGCTGCTAAAATTTGCAGGATTATGTGAATTACTTGCATTTACATAATTTTGATTTAATCCAGAAAATAATGGACCATTATTTCCTATACTTTTGAACATATATATTATTACTATATTTCTTTTTTTCATAACCTTTATTTTCTTCACTTAACAAAGTTCTTAATTGACCCATCATAACCACTTTTTCCTTATTTTGAACGCACTTTTTAGGAACCCATCTTTTAAATTTGTCATTATATTCACATAATATTTTTACTGATTTTTCTAAATTTACGTATTTGTCTTCTCTTTCATCTTCAAATTCATTTTCTTCATCTGATTCTTCCAATAAATCTAAATTACCATTTTCTTTTATGTTTCTAAATATTCCATTCATAAATACACTTGTTTTATAGTCAGGAACAAATGCTACATCGTAATAATCATAATCATTTGCTTTGCCATTATATACATACAAATTATATATATCTTGTTCTAACCCCGCTTTCATTTTAAACACTAATGGTTCTACATTTATTGAAGATGTTTTTTGACCTGGCTTATAATATGAAAAAACACTAATTCTATTTAAATCTATGTTAATACATTTAATATGCTTTGTCTTATATGGCAACATTTCAATATTTCTTATTAAATTATTTACATCATTATCCATAACTGGCAATCCTAGTATCCAGTATTTTTTATTTAATGCATATTGACTAACATCTTTTACAAGCAATTGCTTAATAATATCTAATTTCAAATCATATTTATAAGTACTAATATCTTTTCCTTTGTAATAATAAATATTATCAATAGCAAAACAATTATTTGCCTTATATTTAAAAGTATGCCCGTATAAAATAGTACCAAGAATAAGTTTGTCTTTAAAACCAGTTTGTATAATAGTAGCTTTTATTGGAGTCTTACTATCTAACCCTGTTTCTAACAATAAACAAATATTATGTTCATTATAAGAAGTAAACCAAATATAATGCGGATTTGAATCTGGTCTTGCTAGATAAATAGTTGCATTATGAACTTTTTTATGCACTAATGTTTCATAAGAAAGTTCTAATTTTGGAAAATAATTTAATAATGCGCTTAAATCAATGTTCATTATTATATTATTTAGTAAATTATCTTTATATTATATTGTAATATATTTTTAGAAAGTTGCAAATCCACCAGTTAAACTATCTAATCCAATTACGTTAGAATTATCGTTTGAAGTATTTAGTTGTTTTTTTAAGAATGACTTTAATTCATCTTTCATAGAATTGGGCATACTCATATTTTCAGTTGGTAATAAATCAACGGCTGTATATGAATTGCGTTTATTATTGTTGGTAATAGTGTCAAATATATTTTGATATTTTTGACTTGGTGAATTTACTAAATCTTTTATTTTAGGAACTGTTAATGTATTTTTAAAAAATGATATCAAATAATGTACAACAAATATAAATATTATTGATATTATTGTTATTTGTATTATCCAAGCTAGCATATTATAGTAAAATATTAGTTTAACAAAGATAATAACATATTAATATCTTCTTTGAAAAAACGGTCATTAAAATCTATTTTTTCACCACTATAATCTAAATAATAGTCTATTATTTTACTACCTGAAGTTTCATGTAAACATTTTATAATTAATTTTAATAATGAATGTTTTTTATTTCCGATAAAAAAACAATGTTCTTTGACCTTTAATTCTATGTATTCTGTTGGAAACTGAGATAATATTTCTATTTTCTTTATGTTAGTTGAATCAATCAATAAATTGTATCCATTATAGTCTTTAATCACTTCTATTTTCTCTTCAAAATTTGGTTCTATTCTTATACATTTATTAGAAGTCAATATGTATTGGCCGTCATCTTTAGAATATAATTCTGAATAGGATTTATGAATATGTTGAAAAAGTGTATTACCCAAAAATTTATTTATATTTATTTTTTCAAGCATTATATTTACAACATAAATTTTCATGATTTATTTATATTATATATCCAATAAACTATTTAAACCCATTTTATATAAACATTCTATATAATTATGCCTAAAAGCATTACTTTAATTGTAGTTGAAAAAAATGGGGTATTAAGAAGTTTAACAGTAAAAGATTATAAAGAAGAAGAATTATATAAAAAATGCAATTTTAAAAAATCCGAAGGTTTTGTTATACAAACTGAATGGTCTACGAAGATAAATGGACAAAAATATACTATTGTTTTATATGCTAAATCAGATGGAAAAAGTGGTACGGAAAATAAATACGAATTTCCACCACCAGTTGATTCTAAACTGTTTTTCGGGGCATGTATTTTACTTTGTTATTTAAGAGATGATTCTGGCGAACGTAGTATATGTAATTTAAATATACTATTATGGACTGCTATTTATGAAAAACTATTTGGAGGGTTTGAGAATTTGAAGGAAACAGTTGAAGAAGATAATGAGGAAGAAGATGAATTGGAATGTGTGTCAAAAGAAAAGAAGACAACATCGGGTTATTTAAAAAATGATTTTGTGGTAGATAGTAGTTCAGATGTTGAAGAATATTACACAGAGTCAGATTTTTCTGATAATTATGAATCAAAATCAGAAAGCAATGATTTAGAAGAATCTGAAGAGCTAATATTAGAAGATATTGGTTCAGAATTGTCAGAAGAATCTTATGAATATAGTGATGATGAAACATAATTTTTTTTTGTAAAATAATAATGCGTTGTTATATTATAATGGGAAAGTTTAGACAAATCCTCGAAAAAACCTCTGAAATTATTTTAGAGCATCTTATCAAGAAATTAGATTTCGATTTATCTGTTAATGACGATGTAACAGATAATATTGTTCATACAAATGAAAAAGCTGATGCTCCTGCTGCTGACCCTACTTTTACTTATTATTTTAAATACTGTGTCGGTTCTATTATTTATCCATCATCGGCTCCAGCAGATATAGCAAAAACGTTATATCATGATGAATTTACAGAAAATCAATCTTTATTTAAGGATCCTGCAAAGAAGCAACTAACTTTAAGCCAAGTAATGAACTCCAATAATATTAAATGCGATGTTGATTGCGGACAATCAAAATTATATTCTACATCCGATATAAAATCCACAACCCAGTTACAAGGTATTTTGCAATATGTCAATACTTATTCAAGTGTAAGTGGATACGCAGATAACAATTCTGGGTTTAGACCAAATTTATTAGATATAAAATATAATTTTATTATTAATGATATTGCAACAAAACAAATAGGAACAATCAGTGCTGTATGTGTAACTGATGCAATTGATTCTAAAGGGCGTTTACTTGCAAATAAGGAAATTGAACTTAGAATTACTTATGGAAATGGTGCTTATGCTAATTCTACAGGTAAAATAGTAGTTAAAAATACTGGTGCAAATAAAGTTGTTAAAGTAGACTTTTATTTAGCAGATGTTGCATTGTCATCTGATATTTCCAGTCTAAAAACCCAACTTTCAGAGCTAACAACAAGACTTAGTAGTCTAGATTATGCGGATACAGGTTCTGTTCCAGCTTTAGATATGAGAGTCACTGCTCTAGAGCAAGTTGTATTTGCAGAGGGAGAGCTAGAAGAAGCAGAGGTAGGGAAAGTTGTACCTGCAGAGGTAGCTGTACTTGCATAATCATAGTTATAAAATTAATTACACCGTCCGAAAAGAAAAATGAGTTAACATTTTTCTTTTCGGACGGTGTAATAAAACGTAGTTTCAGAAAAAATTGATTATAAAATAATAACTTAAATATAATGCAACATATTATATTTAATTAGAAAACAATGCCTATAAGAAAAATAGACAATCCTGAAAATTTTAGACAAAATATCAAGAATAAATTGACAGTTTTGTTTGATTCTGAAAAACATGCATCTAATTTGGAAAAAGGCATACATAACTGGGCTTTAAAAGAAGCATCAGATAAGAAAGTTGTAAAAAAATGGGATAATCCATATTTTGTTCAAATATATTTAGACCATTTGCGTAGTGTATATATTAACTTGAAAAATAAAAAATTAATAGATATGGTTACCAAAGGTGAAATAAAATCACATCAAATTGCTTTTATGACACATCAAGAAATGTGTCCAGAAAAATGGGAAGAATTACTTAAGGCAAAGAGTATAAGAGATAAGAATAAGTTTGAGCAAAACTTTGAAGCAGCAACTGATACATTTACTTGTAGAAAATGCAGATCAAAAAAATGCACCTATTATCAAATGCAAACAAGGTCAGCAGATGAGCCTATGACTATTTACGTAACGTGTCTAGAATGTGGTACAAGATGGAAGACAAGTTAAAATCAATAAAACAATGTAAAAAAATAAAACAATGTAAAAAAATTAATAAAAATAAAAATAAAAATATAGTAATTCAATAATATAGATGCATTATATTATTGAATCGGTATTTGTAGGATTATATTGTATAATTATTTATTTAATAATTAGTGTATTTTTTACAAATTCTTATACACAATTTTTAGTAACAGGATTTGCAAAACATTATGCAGGTTATTATATAGGAATACATACTTGGTATTGCAATAACGGTTATGCATGTAACCATAAAAACAAAAACAAAAACAAAATTG